GTGAAGAAGCACAAAAATTATTCAAAAAAATCACTGGGAATAAGAGTAAAAAATTTATCTATATATGCAACATAGACCTATAAGTCACTGAAATCGCATAATATCCTATTATGTTAAATGAAGTATTCCAAATGAACAGCTCGCTATTCACTGCTGAGTGTGCGAGCTGCATTTGATTAAATCTAATTACTTGAATCAATTAATTAAATTTAATCAAATGTACTTCATGTAACATAACAAATATTATGCAAAATCAGGACACCTTCATAACTGATACACTGTCTAGAAAGCCTTGTTACTCTCCTACCTTTAACCGCATATTATCATTGTAATTCTGTATGTCAGTTCGCTTTCGGAATACTCCAAAAGCTCTGTTTAGACCGTACAAGATCAAATATTCTTTTTGTTTGTAATCAGAAAGCGAGATGCTTAAATTTCATTTGTGACGCTGGCTAGACAGCCAGCTTTAGCCGCACAGACGTGCGGTTTTTTCTAGGGTTTTGGATAGTGATTCTGTTTAGATCGATATATGCGCTTTGTGAGCGCATATATGACACAGCATAGCTGTGTTCGAACTTAGCGCCTGAATAAATTTTTAAAATAATGCTTGATATGCGTAAATAGAGACTGCTTTTCAAAGTAAATTATTGCCAATTTTCTTGTTATGAGTGCACGAGCTTTGCGTTTATCTGATTCATAGTAGAAATACTGATTTAGTGAATCGTTAAAAGCAGACATAAAAATTTGATGGTGTTTTTTTAATTCTCTCAGGTCTTGCATATCCTGTTGAGTTAATAGAATGTCACCAGTACGCCTATACATACAGACAAGATATTCAGCTTTTTTTTCTAACCAATAATAATCACTTGGGTGTGTCATATTATGCCAATCCTGTTTTTTATGCTAAAAATGCATGTTGTTGAATTGTAAAAATTAATTAAAACCAGGGAAAAGCCGGAGAAGATCTGCAGTGGAGTGAGCAATTGTAATAAAATGACAATCAATTTACAAAAAAGTCTCACCACACTTAGGGCAATACTCCCAACCATCTTGATCAGCTTGCTGCAAGGAATATTCAGCCTCACAACATGAGCATTCCAAAATTTCAGTTTCCATTGTTAAATTCCTATTGATGATCACAAAAAGCTAGAAGTGCTGATAACAAAGCTAGAAATAAAAATGCAAGTATAGCAGCAGCAATCCCAGTGGATAATTCAATGTTATTGAAATACAGGTCTATATATTTAACATAAAGTTGAAATGTATAAACGATCGCATCCCATAGCAATCCGAGTAATTTAAAAACTACTGGTAAAGCCAGTAAAATTAATAGAATTGATGCAATAGTTTTGAGCATCAGTTTTTTAGTTTTTGTCATTTAGAAATCCTTAGATTAAGCCCTGTCGTTTTGCTTGTTGCATTTTGGCAATGTATTCAGCATCAAATTGATTTACTGATTGCTGATTTTGAACCTGTGATTGCATAGGAGCCTGTTGTGGCTGTCTTTGTTCTTGTTGCTGAGTGAAGTAATCAAATGGCTTATCACCGCTCATATAACGCTTACAATCAGTTTGAGTCATATCTATTTTAGTTGCCTGTTGTGTGTAGCAAGAACAAGTGTTTTTAAAAATCATGCAACCTGCTAGACGTGGCTTTTCTACAACTTGGTAAGAAACTGCATAATTGGTGTCATAAGGCTTACGAACGTCATATTCAAATATTTGTTGTTGTTCATTTTGATAGGCATTTAGAGGGTTTACTTGTGTGCCCTGCTGTTTTGCTTGCTGTCTGAGCAAGTAAGCACGTGTTTCATCTTCGCTATTACGATAGATAGGAATACCTGCTTTTGTGTACTTTACATCGATGCCAAATTCATCTTTTTGCCATACTGGTTGTGGTTGTTGTGTACTTGATTGATTTGATGCTTCTGTAGCAGCTTTTTCTTTATTTCCAAACTTACCATTTTGCCATTTTGTATATGCGGTATATGCGACACCAGCAAGCAACAAGAGCATAAATACAAGCATCCAAGGGATTGTTTTAGGGACGTTATGTTCTTCACTTGAAATGTAGTATTTGTAAAGATTTTTCTTGTAGAACCATAGTTTTATGGAGATTGCATTTTTTCGAGTTGAACCAGCAAAGTACTTTTGAACTTCATAATATTCATAGATGAACATCATGTCCCAACCAAATAAACGTCTTAGGACATAGTGACGACCAGTAGCAGCCAGAGTGGTTGCATTTACTCGTGTAACATCTTGAGTGATCAAGTAAATATCAAAACCAAAGTGAGCGTGTAGCGTCAAAGAACGAGCAATATCATAGATACCCTCTTTTTTCTTAACTAATGCCATTTTTCGCTCTTTATTGACTGAATCTATAAGGTTTTTCTTTTCTAGCGAATTAATGTCAGTACGCGCATTGATTTTTGTTATGCGTTCATCATATGGCTTTTCGTCAATCCATAAGTCTTTAAGTAGATCATCACTTGAGAACGCTGGATGCTCATGGCATTCGTCATAAATGAATATTGTGCCGTTTGGCCAATCACGCCAGTCAGCGGGCTTATTGATTGTGGATGTCATCGAGATAACACCCGGATAGTTCATCCCGATGATGTTTGTCACAATCAATCGATCAGGTTGTTGCTTTGATAGCTTATCAATGAGATTGACTACATAAAGCGATTTACCCGTTCTTGGAGGAGCAGATACTAAATACTGCATAATTCATTACCCTCACAAGCTAGCGCTAGCGTACATGTCGTTGTCGTCATCAATCCTCCGCCTCCATTTAACGCAAGCGCTACTTTGTTTTGATAAATGTTTTCATTGCCTTTGAAGTTGCGGCAATGGTGAAAGCTGAAAACAGCGCACTACAGTAAAAATCAAATTTGAGAATGCCGATTAGCCCCAAATATTCGGACGGGATTGAATTCAAATTCGTTGATAATTGGGTTTGTAATTGACCTATGACAGTAGAAAGCCCGACATATGTAGCGAGTGTTAAACCAGCACCAGTGAGCATTCGTCCAATGGCTGAGCTTAAAAGCGTTGTTAATAAAGTTGCTAAAACACCCCACATTAAGAATCCCTCACTAATATTTGACCAGCGTGTAAAAGACCAACAAGACCAATCAAATAGCCCATATATTGAAGAATGTCGCATAGCTGGGTGTATTCGATGCCGAATGATTTTGATGTGTGTGAAAGCGTGACAAGCAGATTCGGTGAAACTGGGCATTGAGCGTTTACTTTAAAAATGTTGTAGTCGATTTGACCTACAGATATTGCCTCTGTAGGCAAAGCGACACTTGAAATTGCAGCCCCACTTTCATCTGTTAAATAGTCTTTAATGTCGCCAAGCGATTCACTTGCAGCAGCCGTACCATCTTCAATTTTTTTTAGATGTTCATTTGATTTTGTTGATTGTTCCTTGATATTTTTTAGATGCTCATTTGTTGTTTTTTGACCATCAGTTAAGGCTGTTAACTTTCTTGAAACAGAGTCGATTGCTCCGAGCAATGAATCACGCAATGCTTTTATCGAATCTATAATCCCTTTTGCGTCAGGATCACCAGTGCCAACAGGTTCTGAGGATGGCGGAACATTGTTGTTTGGATCATTCGGGTTTGGCTGGTTTGGATTCGGATTATTTCTAATACAGATCGCTTCACCATTATGGGTACTTGGGTAATAACCAGTAGGACAATCCTTGTCGGCGTCAGGCTTTGGGCAATTGGCTGCACTACATGCGTTTGGTTGTTGCGGTTGCTCAGGTTCTTCTGGGGGATTGTTGTTAGGATCGTTGGGGTTTGGCGTGTTAGGCGAGCTTTTATAACAAATCTGTTTATTGTTAAATGAACCAGTCAAATAGCCGGGGGGACAGCCAGTGGGCGGTTTTTCACAAAATTTGCCACATGTTGGATCATCAGGTGGCTCAGGTGTGTTGGGTTTTGTTTCAGTGTTTGGGCAAGATGAATCCTCAACAGGGTTTCCAAAAACAAGTTGAAGCTGAGGATCAGTACCAGCAATAGCTGGCTCTTTATAGCGACAACGCATATAACATACAGTTTGATCCTTATATATGTTCTGATACCTCTCAGTTTCCTCTAAATTCCAATTATTCCAACCAGGCACATTTATAGGATTAGAGTGAACTGTTAGGGGGCAAGAAGATGCTTGTTCAACCTGACGCGTTAAAAGAGGTTCAAGGTTGCCCGAACCGCCATTATTCGGATTAGTAACACCTTTATAGACGATATAGCACGTAGCTTGAGAATTAACAGTTACAGGAGAGGATTCTATAATTTTATTATCATTCGCAATTTTTTGACCAATTGTCTGAGCACATGACGATGCATGATCTGACCAATTCGTATAAACATATGGACCATTATAACGATACTCTGTTACAAGAGCAGAATAAGCATTCAAAGAAATTGAAAAAAATAGAATAAAAACCAAATATTTAAAAAATCTCATGGTTAAATCCTTTAAATATTTAATCAACAAGAATTTTATAAAGAGTGAGAGCTGTTATAAAAAAGATAAACCAGTTAATTAGTGAATCATCCATATAACAGCCCTCTTTAAATTAGCCTTTGCGGACAACGCGGATAATAAATCCAACAATCATTGCAGCAATCGCTAGACCGATGATAATAAGACCAGCAGAGTCGCCTGTTTCTTCCGCACCTGAATCAGCATATTTAGCTTCAAGCTGTGCAGGAGTAATTGCAGCGTGTGTTGATGAAGCACCTAGTGCAGTAGTAATAACACCAGCACCAAGCATGAGATTTCGGCGGTTGATTAAGTCTAGTTCGACTTGTTTTTCGTTTTTCATAACTATTCTCCTTTTGTCATTAAGCGTGTGATAAACCTAACGATCATGATTAACATAAAAGATGAGATACAGATTAAAAGAAGCGTATCTCGTGCTTCATCCGTAAGGTACGGAATGAGTGAAAATGGCACCCAGTGCATGCATTGCTTGGTTGTTTCATCGATCAATTGACAGACGTATAAACCTTCCATTTTTAATCCTTTTGATTAAAGTAAATAGGTCAATACACAAGCGTAATAATCCATAAAAGAATAAAAACCATACAGCGAGTGTCATTATAAAATCCTGTTAATTCGGTTTTGGTTTTGGCTTTCCAAATAATTGTGGGTGTGAAATATTACTTGCACCATCCTCATCTAAAACATCGATGTTCATTTTGTATGACCCAAATTAGTTGTTTTATGTCGTTTATCTTGTCGTGTTGATCAGTATTTAAAGTCTGCAAATGCTGCATATATTCCTCTAAATACTGATTTAAACTTTCAAGCCTTTTTTTATTTAAAGCCCCAACACTTCTGTTATATGTCAGCGTTTGATAGCCATATGCTGACCTACGCCATGTCATTTTGTTGGTTGTGGAACTGGTTTAAGTTCTTTCAAAATGGTTACTGTGGTTTTGCCGTTTGACACTTGCTCAAGTGTGCAGTCAGCCATGAAAGGGAAATTTTGATTTTTGATCTTTTCAAAATTGTCAGAAGTGCCCCACTTGTATTCAGAACCTACTTGACCAGCGAAGTTTTCACCCTCTTGTAACTGAGCTTGGTAAAAAACAGTGGTTGAGTTAAAAGGACGACCGTTGTATTCACCCTTACTTGATTTAGCACCAAGGACAACGAGTTGCGTATTAAATTGCATGGATAAACTCCTGATATGTTGTGTAATTAAGCAAAGGAACACCCACGAGTAATGGCAATTCCTCAGATTGTGTTTGAATCGGTTTGTTTAAGTGAATTGACTGAAGTACAGCTACTGAAGAAAATTTGAGACGTTTTGGAACTTCATCTTTGTCAGATGATAAAACCTTAATTAATTCAACAGGATCATAGAACTTTGCAAATTGACGTATGTATTTACCAAACTGAACTTTGGTAATCTCTAAAGCTTTATTCCAACTAATTTCTGATTGTTTTTTAATAACTTCAGTTTTTTCAGGGGTAATAAAATCATTGCCTAACTGGACATAAAGCCACTCAAAGCAAGGGTAAGCACCAAGAAAATAACGGGAAGGACGAAGTAAAACGTCAAACGGGATATGGCGGTCATTAGATTTAAATTCGACTTCCGCCCTAGTCCAGAGCGAGAGAGGATTGCCCTCTTTTTTTCCTTTTTCATAGATACGACAATATTTCCCACTGGTACGGTTGCCGATAGAAAGCGTTCTACCCTTTCCATTTATTCTTTTCCATGAGCCAAAATGCTGAACTTCGGGATCACGACCACCACACCAAAAACCGTAAATATTGTCCCATTGGTTTGCAACATCAACATTCAGGAATTGACCGTCAAAGTCATCATGGGCAAGGTCAACACGGGTGATTTTTGGGCGACGAGCCGTATAATTTAAGAACTCATGTAAACGTTTTTCCCAACCTTTTCGGGCATTTGCACAGCCTGTACCATTAATTTGTATGGTAATTCTTTTTGACATTGTGCCGTATAGAACAAGACCGAAATCATTTTGTAATACATAGCCATATTTATGTCGGTGCATGCCCTTTTCACGTTTAAGACCTAAACCAAAGCCAAAGATTTCATATAAATGTTGGTCTAAAAAAGTCTCAATTGCATATGTAAGAATGCTTTCAGCTTCATCAGGATCAACAGAATAATATTCATCTCCAAGCGTTTCTTGACCGATACCAATAGAGACCCAGTCTATAGAAGCAAAGCCTTCACGATCACAAGGAACAGAATGGATAATTGGAACTGAACCACGTTCAGTGACGATAATTTGAGAATTGTCTAATTTACGAGGAAATGTATATTGATCGGTTTGAAGGCGAATGTCGGCAAGTGTGCTTGTGTCTGTGGTCTCATCCACTACCGTTACCCCCATATTATAAATGGGGGTTGCTCGATCTGATTTTTTTGAGCTTCCTGTTGTGTTTTCTTTGTTTTTGGCTAATTTTTGATCAGGTTTTAAAGTGTAGTGTTTGTATGCTGTCTCAACACGATCTAAATAGCTTTGACGAACCTCTTGGGTAATTAAATCTAATTCGAAATAAGACTTAACAAAGCGATTCATGCGATTGTAGTCATCGACTAAAAGCGACTGAGAAACTGGAGACTTGTTTTCAAATTTAGAGACACGTTGTTCTAATGAATCTATTAGTTTGTTGATATGTTCTTGATTCATTAGCACTCACCCTCTAAATATTCTGATATTTCTGCATTCCATTTTTTATAAGTATCTAAATACGCATCGATCTTTGTGTAGTCATACGACCAGTCAGAAGCAACAACAGCTAATTGCTCTAAACAACGTTCTGTAGGGATTGCAGGAACACATGCTTCAACACAGGCATTTCCATGCTCAGAAACGATTCTTGCCACCTCTTCAAAAGCAGCCTGTATGAATTCTTGTCGGTCTATAAAAATTATATTCATTGTAATAAATCACAAATTATATTTAATGCAAAAAATAACATCTAACAAGTTACAACGCAATATGTCATAAAATATAAATCACAAAACACAGGATTTATGACGCCATGGCAACAACAATCAGACTTAGAGATGAAGAAGAAGAAATGCTAAAAGAAGTAGCATTAGAAATGATGATTGAGAAAAAAATAAGAATAAAAGAATCTGATGTAATTCATACACTTATAAGAAAGCACTTAAAAGACATTAAAACGACAGACGTTATGAAATACAGAGCTGAAGTATTAGGAAAAGATGATTAATGAAAAAAATAATTACAGGTGTATTGTTGGGATTAACATGCACCTATGCCCTTGGAAATCAAGAAAAATATGTAAAATATAGACTTGTAGCCAATAATGGATTTGTAATTGCATTAATAGCATTGGAATACAAAAACATAAGTGAAAAAGAAAAGGAAAAAGTAGAATCAAAATGCTTCATCGAGGTACGGAGTGAAGAAGCACAAAAATTATTCAAAAAAATCACTGGGAATAAGAGTAAAAAATTTATCTATATATGCAACATAGACCTATAAGTCACTGAAATCGCATAATATCCTATTATGTTAAAT